ATCAACGGCCATACGCATAAACCCGTTCATTATCTCCTGCGTGTCTTCCATGTTTTCAGCTAAACCTACTCCAAAGAATGAGTATGGGTTAACTTCGTATGGAACCGCGTGGAATGGTATACGAGTAGGGGTAAACGGATTGATTACTAGTCGTAACAATTGACCATTACAAATCCAAGCATTTACCTGTATCTGATCACGATCAAAGTATTCTTCTGGAATATCTATATCTGCGGTTTCCGCAGTTTCTAAATCTAACATACCCCAATATTCTAGAACCTCAAAACGATTCACATCAGGGTTATTATCATTGTCTTCTAAAGCAGTTTCCCAGTATTCCGGCTGGTAATTTGCTCCGTATTCAATAGCTAATTCAATTGACTCATCACGGAAATGAGGTCTGTTCTTTAAGGCACGAAGCTGGGTACGGCTCAACCGATGACGCTGAATAACATACTCAGCCTCGCTCATATTCCGTGCGTCTGGGTCAGGATAGAAATCCCAAATCGAAACAGACTCGATTTTCGGAATAGTTTTGAAGAGAGGATCATAGTCGCCATCCTCATTCCACTGAGGGTACTCTTTATCAAAGGCGAAAGGCCCTTTAAGGATACCAGTACCAAACAGTGACATTTCAAAGGCAACGTTACGCAAGTGCTTACTTGCATCACTTTCTTCAAGCTGATCGTGGATCAACTTCTCCATCTTGCGAGCCGTTTCTTTAGCTGGCTCGAAGGTGAAAGACGTAGGCGTCTTACCGGGCCCGGGACGTAGCTTATCTTCTATTCTAGATAAGTCTTCTTTAAGTGGCCCAAGACGTTCCATAATGTCTGGCCTAGCGATGGTCGCGGACACTCGTGCGCCTGAAACTTCTGAAATCTTTTCTTCTGTAACTTCTTTGGGGTCAAATGAAACTGCCCCCTCAACGTTCATTGTATTTACTGGTGTTTCTATCCCAATCGGAAATTTAGAACCTGCAAATAAAACATCGACGATTTGTGCATAGGCCGCGAGAACCTTCGTCTTCGTAATCTTGATGAACGCCTGTGATTTCTCTTGGTCTGTGAATTGGGTTTCTGGCCCGTAGATTCCTCGGTAGTTCCTGTAGGCTTTAAGCCATCTATGCTCATCTTGGTCACGCCATCTATTTGAAGCAGAATAACGTCCTGTCACCCAAGAAACTACACCACCCATCTCAAGGTTTTCTTGAGCGACATCCTTCCCTTCTTCAAACGAAGCTGAGTTAGTGTCTGGTAGGTAGTCTTCTGGTTTATCTACTATTGCCATATTTTAATATCCAAAGCTCATACTAGCGGGTTTCCAGCTAGGTTGCGTTCTATTTTTGCCCCAATCATCGAATGGTGACTTTGCTTTAGGACGAGACATAACCCCGTACCTAATACTGTCATAAGTGTGGTCACTACGATATCTAACATCAATATCATCGCCCCCTTTCGGGTCACTCGGTATGACTGGCAAATCCGCTATAATCTGTCGGCAAGTATCAAAAAACACTATACCGGGCATCTTAGTATCCTCGTCATACTTGAGGAGTTCGTGAAGCCTGTTGCGTCCTGCCACTCGGGCTCCTGCGCTACGATCACTAGGTCGCCAACGGCAACCCTCAGCAATCATCTCTTCAGCTATACTCGGGCCTATTTGTCCGCGTTGATGCCAACAACTAGAGTCAAGTATACCATACTGGATCTGTTCGCCGCGTTCTAACTGAAGTATTACCTTTGCTAGATCTCGCCCTGTGTGCTTTGACACATAGAGCTCACGGTATACAATTAGTGTCTCAAAAGACGGATCTATTGCGTACCAATGCACCGCTGAATACGACGAATATCCATAGTCACAAGATCTAAACTTCCGCCAGTCTGGTGGGATCTCAAAAGGTTCCACCACATGGTGAGATTGTCGGAATTCTGGGAACGCCGCGCCATCTGCGATGGCCCAGTCGCCTTCCAAGAGTTGCCGTCTTTGCATCTCAGGAAGCGATAGCAGGTTAGCCTCGTAATTACCTTCGCTATATAGATAGGGATTATCTTTAAGCGTTGCAGGAATAAACCTACGATGAAATAAAGGCTTTCCATGTTTCTCGTGTCCTTCAGGATATGATAACACATCCCCGCTGTCTATGTCTGTAGCCGCAAAAGCTTTATTTGCTGGCGACGGATCAATAAACATCTGCTTAACCCATGAGTGACCGGGGCCACCGGGGTTACTTGTTGCCCTCATAAAGATAGGCAAATCTGGATCAGTAGTACGCAAACGTGAACGCATATAGTTCCATGCGAACGGTGTTGCGTGTTGCGTTAACTCATCAAAAGCGATGTAGCTAAACGCTTGACCCTGATAACGAAGAACGTCTTCTTCACGTTCTAGATACGTCATCCATAATTTGGCACCTGAAGGAAAGACCCACTGGCTTTTCTTCTCCTGCCATTTCGCTCCCGGGTACGCTTTCGGATAAAGCTCCTGTGATTTCCAGATGAGCTCTCGGAGTTCGTCGTTAGTTCTTCGCAGGATAAGTCCGTTGAAGTTCTTGTTTGCGAAGTATCTGAGTGGGTCTGCGAGCAAGCCGTAGCTTTTTCCGCCACCTGCCGCTCCGCCATATAACACTTCTCTTTCCGATGCCGAAAGAAATTCCGTCTGCGGGCCCGGATTAGGCTCGAATACGATTTCCCGGTCTTTGGGGGTAGCATTAAAATCTAACCCGTCACTAACTCCCTTTGTATATAAATCAGTTGTCGGAGTGTTGGACTCGGATTGATTTTCATCGGTACCCTTTAGCTGTTCTAATTTTTTTTTAGTAACCGTTAAGCTACGTTTAGCCGCCGCCTCTTTTTTCTTTAAGCTTGCGAGCTCTCGCTGTTCTTTAGTTTTAGGCGCAGTTTTTCGTTTATTAGCTCTAAGCTGTTTAGAGCGTGAGCTAGTATCACCGCGAGCCCTTTTCCAAATATTAGCAATGCCTTGATGGCTAATTCTTTCACCAGTTGTTTCAGAGAGCCAAGTAGCGACTTCCCGGTAACTTTGTCCATTATCGAGGTAATCCATTGCTTGCTCGACGTGTACAACGATAGCATCGTCTGCCACAAGTACGAGAGGATCTTCCTCACTGGCTCGGTAACCATATGGAATTTTAGCTGTTTCATTTGGTCTTTTTTTATTTTCCCAAAAATTATTATTGGTTGTCGTTTTCATTTTCAATGGGCTCTACCTGCTTTGGCGGTAAAATAAATATTCCACCCTCTGGCCCCTTAACCTCAACCTGTTCTTTCTTCACTAAGCCAGAACGGTCTAAAATTTCTCGCGCCGCCGCAACTGCGTTGCGAGCACCCATCGCTGATGGATCATGTAATACATCGATCATCGAAAACGTTGCTCTCGGTGCATTCATTGCAAGTATCATACTAGCGCGATCAACTATCTCTTCCCTGAGCGGGTTAACTACTTCATGTACCTTGGTAGCATCGGAGTATCCTGCGATACGCATTGCCGCACGAATGTCTCCTCTAGCTTCCCCAGTTAGGGCCTCAAGAAATGCTGTTTGTTTTTCTGTTAATTGCTTTTCTTCTGCCATCAATTAGTACCTGATTTACTGAGAAAGGCAATATCTTTCTTTAGCCCTTCTAGTTCACGAATTAAACTCTCCCTTTCTTTAGGAGAGGTAACCGTCGATAATTCTGACAACTTCTGTTCGTTGATACTCGTTGTCATATCATTACGATCAAGACGAAGTTCCATAGTATTACACTTGCCCTTCAGTTCTTTGATCTCTTCCTCAATATATTTTATCTGTTGCCGAGCAATCGCCGCCGCTGACGCGACGCTTACGATCATTCCCCCCAACGTAAGCAACAAACGTATGTCAAATTCCATCCCCAATCACCAAGCCTTACATGACCAATATTTGGCTGTGAGTTTATTTTTTGCACCGGGCTTATCACACCCGTGACGAGCTCTAAACGATTTACGACGTGCCGGGATATTCTTTTTGATCTTCATATTCGGATCACCGAATCGAACAATCTTTTCCTTGCCATCCTGACAAGCTTTTACGACAAACTTTTTAGGCCCGTCTGGGGTACGGCGGGGCTTATTACAAGCCATCCTATCTTTATTGATTGGTTTCCTCGCCATCCTACAGTCCTAAAATCGCTATAACTGGCATTACAACAAATGTTATAACAATAAATTCCCAGCTAAGTAGTTTGTTCATATAGAAAGATTATCCTAGTTTCTTTCCAGATTTTGCACAGCGTCCGCGTGATACGCACCCGGAAGGGGTTGTGCAAGCATTGCATACACTTACTGGTACGCGCTCGCCTGTACCGCCTTGGTTATACGCCGTGCGCTTTACTTTTTTTTTACGGCACCGCCTTTAGAAGCCTTCACGCCTTCAGCGCGTTTCGCAAACTTAGAGCGATCATCCATCTCTGACTTCTTACGCTTGGCGGCCGCGCCACCAGCATTGTAGCCAGTCTTTTTAACTTTCATGTACCCGCCGTTCGCCGCTTTTACTGACGCACCGCAGTTAGCTTTTTGTACTTTCATTTTTCCTGCCTTTATTGTGGTTAACCAAAATAATACGCTAGAGAAATTTTTCCGCTTCGCTAGGGCGAAGTCTCTCTACCGTATAATCTTCAAAGTCGTAATACTCCGCATACCCTCTGAATATCTGAGCGTGATGCCGAGCCTGATACGGTGTGATTAGTTTTTCCTGCACAAGGTAATCTTTTACCTGTTCTAGAGTAAGCTTTACGCCAGTGTTAGCTTCAATGGCGGCTCTTATGTAGATGAGGTTTATCGCTTGTGAAGGATTAGGCTTTCTTTTCCTAGCCATAATACCTGCGCTTGTTATACCATTATTATTGTCAAGACGCAACACCTGTTGACGAATTAACAATAATTTGCTAGGGGAGCCTTGTGACAATTATATCATAAAAGATCTATAGACAAAACAGAAAATCCATGATAAAATTTAGAACGTGTTCGGCCGGGGGTATATATACTACCTACCCGGCCTTTTTTATGCCTGTGTCGCGGCTACCCAACTCTCATACGGATCTGTATTACTGTGCTGATTAGCATTGACGTAGATGCTACGCTTCCCTGCGTAATCCGTTGACCTGTGGAAGGACAACGATAGATCCTCTAAACATACTAAGGCAAAGATGTCACACGCTTGGGGATCGAAGTCCCTGTAGTTTGTCTTCTTGCCTTTTTTTATGTTGTAAATTCTTTGGCCCTCAAGAGAGGACTTCGTCTTCACATCGATACGGATGGGTGGATGGGGCTCATTCATCACAATAAGATCATAGCCCTTACCATTCGTCTTAAAAACCTCTAAACCAAACCCACCTAGAACTGATGTTACGAAATGTTCGCCTACTTCACCTATCTGTGAAGCATCCATTCCTTCCATACGGTCTGGTTTATATAATTTAGTTGATGTGTGGTTCGTTTTCTGGGTCGATGTCGTCATCGTCATCAAATAGATCCCCCGATATATTGCGATCTTCCATATACCCGGCCACATCTCGTAAACGATCTGCGTGTCGGACAAATTCATTGGCGATAGAATAAAGCTGGCGGTAACCAGCCTTCTCAAGTGGATCATCTCGGTAGAAATCTATTAAGTTTTCTATCATCTCCTCAAATGATAGCCTTACCTCTACTGGCTCATCGTTATCCTCTACGAAAATAAACGTCAGGATATGGAGAACTCCTTCGGCGTCTACCTCAAGGTCATTCTCTACACTGATATCAAGACTTAACTGAGTCTTTCCGTCGTCTAAGAGCATGATCAAACCTTCTTTTGATGATTATGAAACATAATACGGAATATTATAACAAATAGCAACTATAAAGGTCATAA